GTCCGACGGTGTATCGCCGCGCAAATTTGCAATGGCGGCAAAAGAACTAGACAAGGGCTTCGCTGATACCCTAAAAATATTGGCAAGAGAATTGTCTGGAGGACAAGTCTGATGGCTGACATGGATAACTTGCCTTTTGATTTATCGAACCTGTCCCGCGAGGACATGGATCGCATGATGAGTGATTACAATTCAGACGCGACTGATATAAGCCCACTGTTTACAGAAGGTGGCGCAAGGGCGGCGGCACAGGGTCTGACATTTGGCACAGGCGATGAAATAGAAGCAGCAATCAGGTCTATGATGGATCAAGGTTTGAGCTTCAACGATGCCTTGAACCAAGTGCAAGGAAAAATAAATCAATTCTCTGAAGAAAATCCTAATATAGCTTTGGGTGCTGAAATTGCTGGAGCAATTCCGACAATGTTTATGGCAGCGCCACGCGCCTTGCAAATTGTATCTAATAGTCCTTTAGGGGCAACTGCTCTTGGTGCTGGCGGTGGTTTTGCGTATGGCTTTGCAAAAGGCGAAGGACTTGATGACAGAATGCAAAAAGGGATTGAAGAGGGTGTATTTACCGCTCTTGGTTCTGGCGCTGTGGGTACTGCTCTAAAGACAGCCCAGAGAGTCAATCCATACGTCAGTCCATTTTTGCGCCGTTTGAAAAATAAAGTTTTTGGTGGTGGATCGGTCATGGATGACATGAAGACAGATAGCATAAAAAGTCTTCGGCAGTATGGCCGCGCAGATCGTCCACAGGCTGAAAGAGACGCTACGGGCGCACTAAGTCTTTTTAAAGAGCCTATTTCATCGCAGACAGATACGCCATTAACAAGAAAACAACTTGATGAATTAATTTATGGCAAGTTTGATCCCATGACAGCCGCAGAAAACGCAAGGCTGATGGAAATGCAAAACCCCGTTGGCAATTACGATGAATAGAGCCAGCTTTCCCTCACTGATGAAAGGAAAAAAAATGAAATATGGTAAAAAGAAAACTGCAAAGGTTGTAAAAAAGAAAAAAAAGAATAAAAAGAAATCAATGAAAAGGGGATACTGATGACAGACAATAAAGACGTAACGGTACACGTCACAGGCGTCTCCATGTCGGGAGGCGTTAAGAATGACAATAAGCGATCTGCTCCAGCAGATCAGAAACAATCTGGAAAAGAGACGGCTTGAAATAGCTGACAGTATGCTTCGGGGTCGAATGTCTGACTTTGAAGCATATCACAAAAACGTGGGTATTGCAGAGGGGCTAGAACAAGCATCTGACGTAATACATGACACGATCAAAAGCATAAACAAAGAGGATGAATAACCATGTCTCATCAACATGACCGTATATACACAGATGAAGAAACCAGTGCGACCATTGGTTCCCATCAAATCCCAATTCCCATGAATTGGAAGGTCTTGGTTCAGCCAAATCAGGTAAAAATGAAGACCGCAGGCGGCATTCTGCTGCCAGACACCTCAAAGGACAACGAGGAATACCTGACCGCCCACGGCACCGTCTGTGCAATGGGTGACTTAGCGTATCGTGACCGCGACACAGGAGAACGCTGGAAGTCTGGCGTATTGCCGAAAATCGGTGATCGCGTGACCTACGGTAAATACGCTGGTCAGAAAATCGTTGTGAAGGGCGTAAAGTTTCTATTGCTCAATGACGATGAGCTAACGTCCATTTTACCAGACGGCGTCGAAGTCGCCGCATATTTGGGGTAGAGCCATGTCGGAACAAGAGAAAATTCTTGAAGAAATCGAGGCCGAAATCCAAGCGGCCAAGGAAGGCAAGGAAGATGATTTTGAAATAGAAATCACCGACGAGCCGAAGCCAAAGCCTGAGAAGCCACAGGAAGACCCTGTGGAGGCCGCTGATGATCAGGAGCCAGACTATGGGCCAAAGGTGCAGAAGCGCATCAGCAAGCTCGTAGCGCAGCGCAGAGAGGCCGAAATACAAGCGCGGCAAATACAAGAGCAGAACGCGCAACTGCAAAAGCGGCTAGAGCGTCTGGAGCAGGGATCGCAGCAAAACGCTGAACAGGAATTTAATTCCCGATACCAGCAGACCAAGCAGGCGCTGCACAAGGCCGTGGAGGAGGGCGACACTGACGCCCAAGTTAACTTCCAAGAGCAGATAGCCGACATGAGAGCGGCAATGCGCGTGGCACAGGCGCAGCAGCATGGTCGGCAACAACAGCGGCAGCAACAGCAGCAACGCCAACAGCAGCAGCCACAGCGGCAGCAGGGCAATCCACCGCCTGAGAAGGCAATGGGATGGTGGCAGCAAAATAACTGGTTCAATGCCACTGGCTTTGAACGAGAAACAGCCGCTGCACGGGCCATAGATGTGCAATTAGATTTGGAAGGGTTCGACAAGAATAGCGACGAATATTACGCGCAACTTAACGGACGTTTACAAAAAGTATTTCCTGAGTTAAAGTCAGGGCCAAGTCCGAAGCAAAGACCAAAAGGTAGGTCTCCAGTCGCCCCCACTACGGGCGGGTCTTCAGCTTACAAGGGCAATCGTGTGCGTATGACGCAAGAGCAGCTTAGAATGGCTAGGGAACTTGGTATAAACGATGAACGTGGTCTCAAGAAATATGAAGCCGAAATTCGCCGTCAACAGAGGGAACAATAGTCATGCCTGAGAAAAGAAATGTTCGTGCAGAACAATCACGATCTTCCACCCGCGACGAGCAATCTCGCACAGAAGCGGCGTGGAAACCACCAGCACTGTTGGACGCACCAGAAGCCCGTCCCGGCTATGTCCAACGCTGGGTCGCAACCTCGATTCAAGGGAAAGACACCCCCGACAACGTGTATAAAAGAATGCGCGAAGGTTGGGAGCCACGCTCTGCTGACACTGTGAAAGAAAAGTTGTTTCCGACTATCAATCATGGGCAGTGGACAGGATCAATTGGGATTGAAGGAATGTTGCTTTGCGAAATGCCAAAGGAACGTCATGCCGCGCAAAAACGGTATTACGAAGGCAAAAACGAAGAGCAAAATGAATCAGTCGCAGGAGAGCTTGATGCGTTTGGACGGCGTAGTGGGCAGACGTTCTATCAAGAACGTAAGTCCGAAGTAAGTCGCGGCAGAACACTTTCTGCCATGAGCGATTAACCTTAACGCTATAGGAGCGAAAAATGGCAAATGTAGACGCCGCATTCGGGTTTGTACCCGTCCGTCACATGAGCGGTAATGCACCTCGCACCAATAAATATACCATTACGTCTGGTTTGGCTGAGAACATCTTTTCGGGTGATCTCTGCATTCTGACAGCAGATGGGGTTATCACACCTCACACTGCGACAGAAACCAACAATATCGGTGTGTTTGACGGTGTGTCGTACACTGCCTCTGATGGTTCATATGTATACAGTGAGTATTGGCCGTCAGGAACAACAGCTACAGATATATGTGCATATGTTTATGACGATCCATATATCGTGTATAAAGTCCAGTCTGATGGAGCGCCTGCACAGACAAATATCGGCAACTGCGCCGATGTTGTTGCTGGAACAGGTTCCACAATAACTGGAAGGTCAGCGTTTGAGTTGAACTCAACAATGGGTACTGGCACAGCAAGTGCCAAAATCATCGCATTGTATGATTCACCAGATAATGCTTTCGGCACAAATGCTGTGGTTGAGGTGCTTGTAAACGAGCATATTCTCAAAGCCACTGCTGGCATATAGGAGGGCATGAACAATGGCAATGAATAGAGCGAGTTTTGCAAAAACTCTAGAGCCGGGTCTGAACACTCTCTTTGGACTTGAGTACGACAGCTATCCCGCTGAATACGAGGCCGTCTTTGAATCGAATAGCTCTCAAAAGGCTTACGAGGAAGACGTACTTTTGAGTGGATTTGGACAAGCGCCAACAAAAACTGAAGGTGGAGCCGTCTCTTACGACAGCGCAAGCCAACAGTGGACTGCGCGTTACCAGCACGAAACCATCGCCTTGGCGTTCTCAATCACTGAGGAAGCTGAAGAAGATGGTCAGTATGGTTCGCTGGCTTCGCGCTACACAAAGGCGCTGGCACGTTCAATGGCATCGACCAAAGAGATCAAGGCCGCTAACGTCTTGAATAACGCTCAAGCCGCTGGATTTACTGGTGGTGACGGTCAAACCATGTTGAGTGCATCGCACCCAACACAGAACGGCAACCAGTCCAACGTGCTTGCCACGGCGGCTGATCTGTCTGAAACATCTCTTGAGTCGATCCTGATTAACATCAGCGACATGAAAGATGATCGTGGCCTTCGCATTGCGGCACAGGGTATGCAATTGGTTATTCCAACTGCTTATCAGTTTACCGCAGAGCGTCTGCTGGAATCAGCATTGCGTCCAAGCACTGCCGATAACGACATCAACGCGATTAAGGCTGGTGGTTATCTGCCACGGGGCTATCACATCATGCGCCGTCTGACCGATCCAGATGCGTTCTTTATTACCACTGACGTTCCAGATGGTCTGAAGCACTTCACCCGTTCAGCAATGAAAAAGGGTATGGAAGGCGACTTTGAGACTGGCAACGTGCGGTATAAAGTTCGTGAGCGTTACAGCTTCGGGTTTACCGACTGGCGCGGCATCTTCGGAACCGAAGGCGCAGCATAAACAACCCACTCTCCTCTTCCTTGTTGGGTCAAACTGGGGCGGTCTTCGGATCGCCCCTTTTTTTATTTTAAATAAAAATGCATTTTATTTGTATCTGCTTATTGTATTCTAGATTGTATCCCTTATATCAATCATAAGAGAAACAGAGGAGAAAAAAATGGATCGCAGTCAAGTAGCAGACGTATACCTCTCAGACTGGCAGTATGAGTGGAGAAATCCTTACGCTGAAGAGCCAAGCGATAACGTAGCCACAAATTATTATGTGACCATTGCCGATCATAGCGGCAGAACGTGGTGCCATAATTTTGGTCTATCATCTGCAAGTCACCCATACTGGGAGTGCCAAGAGCGTATTAATAAATTGGTTGAGCGCATAAAAAATCATTTGGAAGCTGGTGGTTCAATAAATCTGGATCATTGGGATGAAGGCACACCTCGTTATGGATCAGAGGCTTGGATACGTTTTGAGCGCGAAGAGCTTCAGCCAGTGGGAATTGCATTGTCAGAAGGCCGTCTGCATGAAGATGATCTTTGTGAAAGACTGCGTGGATACTTTTAATCAAAGCGGGGGCCACGCGCCCCCATTCAACTAGGAGGAAAAAATGGCAATAATCAATGTAACTGCAACGGTCAATGTGCAACGCACAAAAACAATTAAGATCAAAGTTCGGGTTAAGGACGTAAAAGATTGGTTGCGCGAGACTTATGGTACACCCAGTGAGCATGGGTATGAGTGGGATGAACCACACATACTAGAGGAGTATATGCAAGAAGAATTGGAAATGAACGAACCTGATATGTTTTCAGAAAACGATGGGGAAATAAACGAAACACTTACCGATGATTGGGTCATAGATAACGCCGAAACATAACACTAACGCCGTTAGCGTTACAAAAAAGGCGGTCTTCGGATCGCCCTTTCTTTTTGTTCAGACCTGTTGTATTGTGCCGACATCCCTGACAGGTGCGCTCTGCGCCTGACTTAACCCACGACAGGAGATCGACATGGGTACTACAACTTTCTCAGGCCCGATTAAATCAGGCACGATTAAAGAAACCAGCGGAACAACTGTTGGTTCTAACATGAAAAACACAGGTTTTGTTGTCCTTTCGCAAACCGCTGCGATTGATCAAACAGCAACAACAACCACCACAGATATTATTATCCCCCCAAACAGTCAGCTTATCTCAATTGATGTGACTGTAACCACAGCGTGGAGCGGTGGAGCCACAACTCTTGGCCTTGGCGGCGTTGGTGCGGCAACCTCTCTAACTGCGGCTGGAGCCATCCAAGGCAACGCAGTGGGCATCGTGGCAGCAAGTCCCGGTACTGACGCAACGCGCACGTCAAAGTGGCTGAACACAGGCACAGGCGATCACAGGCTGATCGTTACCACAGCAAACACTGGAAATGGTGTTGGCGCAGTCACCGTTGTCTATGCACAAAGCAACAACGTAACATAATTTATTGGTGGGGTTTCGGCCCCACCAGCAATTTATAGGAGGGTCAAAGTGGCTAATATTACAAGCATAAAAACGCTTTCTGAAAATACCAGCGAAGTAGTCATGGCATTCCAATTGCAATATGTTGATACTGGCGATGAAGATGCCGTGAAAAAAGTTGATGTCTCAACTCTGGCAAAAAACGCAAACGGT